GGTAGAAAACGCTGATCGCCGCCGTAAGTTTCGTATTTGGTTTTTTCGCGCTGCCAAGCAAGCTTTGAGTAAATCCGGCAAGATCCGCGTACACGGTACAATTTTGCACGACGACTCTTTACTTTCCCGCTTGCGGAAAAATCGCACTTGGCAGCATCTATTTTACTCTGCCCACGCAAGCTTTGACGATTTCTCCGGAATGCTTTGGCCTGAGCGTTGGACTGAAGCACACTTGCGCGCGCGTCGACAAGAATTTATTGAGGACGGTGATTCTGCGGGTTACTCACAAGAGTTCCTAAACAACCCGCTTGACCACTCAGACGCATTTCTTAAGCAAGCCGATTTCAAGCATATGTCAAATGATGACTATGAAACGGATAAGATTATCTGCGTGGCTGCCGATTTTGCAGTATCTCGCGCGGACAAGGCTAACCGTACTGCTTTTGTAATCGGCGGAAAGGATGTTAATAATATCTTGCACTTTATTGATGTTCGGAAGGGCCGCTGGGATCCAACCGAATGGATTGAGGAGATGTTTGATATTCAGCGACAGTACAATCCTGAAGTTTTCTGGGTTGAGGATGGCGTGATCTGGAAGTCCGTCAAGTCAATGATTTACCGCGAAATGCAAGTGCGGGATCTACGCATAAACTTCGAAGCTATCCTGCCCGTCAAAGACAAGGGAACGCGCGGCCGTTCTTACCAGCGTCGTATGCGAGCTGGCCAGTGCCGCTTTAACAAGCGCGCAGAGTGGTACGCGGACTTTGAGCAGGAAAACTTACGCTTTACTGGCACTGCTCAAGCAACCCTTGACGATCAATTCGACGCAGCAGCTTTACTTAGCCGCGGCTTCGACGATCTTACTCACGTAGAACCTGAAGATTTCTTCACCGAAGACGAGTGGGAAATGGAAAAAGGTTTTTGGAACCGGCCAAGTTCTGGTGCTGACGGCCGTTCTGCGGTAACAGGATATTAAATGCTTAATCTTGACAGGCCTATTACTCTAAATGCCAAGGCAATAGGCTCGCCTAACCTTTGTGATTTGTTTGACTCTAACGATCTGCGGAGAATTGGAGAAGAGTGCCATGCAGGTTACACGCGAGATGAGTATTCTCGGTCTATCTGGATGAAGCGTAATGAGTCGGGGATGGACTTAGCGCTGCAGATCCAGAAAGACAAGACTTTTCCATGGCCCGGTTGCAGTAACGTAGCGTTTCCGTTGGTAACTATTGCCGCAATGCAGTTTCATGCGCGCGCGTACCCTGCGATTGTCAATGGAACTGACATTGTCAAGTGCACAGTCTTTGGTGATGACCCGCAAGGGGAGCAAACTGCCCACGCTGATCGTGTTTCTACGCATATGAGCTGGCAATTGCTGTACCAAGACAAGACTTGGGAAGAACAAGAAGACAAAGCGATCTTAAATCTTAGCATTATCGGTACGAATTTTAAGAAATCTTACTATTCTGCTTCACTTGGCCATAATGTCAGTGAACTTGTGCTTGCTAAGGACTTGGTGCTAGATTACTGGAGCAAGTCCGTCGAGGATTCTCCCCGCAAGACCCACAAGCTCCCTATGTTCCGTAACGAAGTTTACGAAAAAGTCATGCGTGGCGTTTTCTGCGATGTGCTCGAGCAGCCTTGGTATATGCACGCTCCGTCGCCGACGATTTCTACGCTGCAGCGAGTTAATCAGGACAATCGCCAGGGACTAATTCCCCCGCCGCCCGATGAAACTACAGCTTTGCTATTCCTTGAGCAGCATTGCAACATGGACTTGGACGGGGATGGTTACGCTGAGCCCTACATTATCACTTTTGAGTCTACTTCCAAATACGTAGTCCGTATTGTAACTCGCTTTGATCGAGAAAGTGATATCGAACGCGTTGCTAGCGGGCCGCATAAAGGCAAGATTATCCGCATTAACGCAATGGAGTACTTTACTAAAAAGACCTTCATTCCAAGTCCAGACGGCGGCATCTACGATATTGGATTCGGTGTTTTCCTTGGGCCACTTAACGAAGCCGTTAACTCCCTAGTCAATATGCTGCTTGATGCGGGAACTATGCAGACTACCGGCGGTGGTTTCTTGGGCCGTGGTGCTAAGATTCGCGGGGGCGTCTACACAATTGCTCCGTTTGAGTGGAAACGCGTAGACTCTACTGGGGATGACTTGCGTAAGTCTATCTACCCGCTTCCAATCAACGCCCCTTCTGACGTACTGTTCCAGCTGCTTAGCTTGCTGATTAACTATACCTCTCGGGTCAGCGGAACTACCGATATCACCGTAGGTGAAAACCCCGGCCAGAACACTCCGGCTCAAACTACACAAACCATGGTAGAGATGGGCCAGAAAATTTACACGGCAATCTTTAAACGTATCTGGCGTTCGTCTAAGGAAGAATTTTCCAAGCTATTCAAGCTTAACGGAATGTTCTTGCCTCTTGACGTACCCCAGCCCGGCGGAGCCACGCGTGCTGACTACCAAGGCAGCACAGATAAAATATCTCCGGTTGCAGATCCAAACGTAACCAGCGATTCTATGCGCTTGCAGATGGCTGGTGCGCTTAAGCAAGCCGCTATGACAACTCCCGGCTACAATCGCGACGCTGTGGAAGTGCGTTACCTTAAGGCTTTGCGCATCGACGGAATTCCTGCGGTATTCCCTGGCACTCAAGGCCAGCCTCCGGCAAAAGACCCCAAGCTTCAGATCGAGGAGACCAAAATTCAGGGACGTCTGCAAGAGCAGCAAATTGCCCTGCAAACCCAGATGCAACAATTTGCGATTACGCTGGAAGAAGAAAAGCGTATGAACAATGCGAAGATAATAGAACTTATGGCAAAGGCCCAAAACGAAGCTGCCAACGCGCAGACCGAACAAGCTTACGCCCAGGTCGCTATCATCAACGCGGAGATTGCGCGCGTCCGCGCAGAGAACGAGCACATCAACACCAGAATCGAGCACCTGCTTTCCGCTGCCAAAATCCAAGCAGCTCATCAAATCGGAATCCAAGGACTTGCTACGGCCCAAGAGAAAGCTAAGAAATGACACGAGCTATAACTGAATACGAATTCGAAGAATGGAAGTCACATCCAGTAACACTGGCAGTGATGGAAATCCTTGCCAAGAAACGCGATGAAATGCGCCATGCTTGGGAAGGTGGATCCTTCACCGATTACGATGAGCGCGCAATGGCTCTGACTAACGTGGGGAATATTGGTACTTGCAAAGGCTATGCTTTTGTTCAAGACCTAGATTATGAGCAATACATAGGAGAGTTAGATGACAGAGGTGATAAACACATCGGGCCTGGAACCACGCGGAGTGGCGGTACTGATTAAACTTTACGAACCCGAACGCAGAGGAGCTCAGATAGTGTTACCAGAGTCTGTTCAAGGACGCTTAAGCATGGTGGATAACCGTGCTGTAGTTGTTGCTGTTGGGCCTAGCGCCTGGCATGATGAACCGACTCCGCGCGCAGTTATCGGCGACCGCGTACTGGTGACAAAGTTCGCAGGTTTCATGGCAAAAGGGCCGGCAGATGGAATCATCTACCGTTTGGTAAACGACCGAGATATATTCTGTGCTATCACGCACGAGGAGACTGAGCATGGCTGATGAAAACATTGCAAGTGTAGAAAGCGTTGCACCAGCTGAGGTGCAGCAAGCTGCGGAGAAAATGGGCTGGATTCCTCCATCTCGCTTTCGCGGCGATCCTGAGCGCTTTGTCGATGCTGACGTTTACATCGAGCGTGGTGAAGCTGTGCTGCCAATCGTCAAAGAGCAAAATAAACGGCTACACGCAGAACTTGAAAACCTGCGAGGAGAATCCCGGAAAACCGTGGCTGCGCTAAAGGCAGCTCAAGATTCCATTTCCCAGATTGAAGAGCGGCATACGGTCGACACGCAGAAAGCTGTGGAAGCAGCGCGTCGCCAGGTGAAGTTGCAACTGTCTGCGGCTTCCGAAGCAGGTGACCATGATGGAGTAGCAGAGTTAACTGATCGGCTTACGCAGCTGAACACGACTCCTACGCCAGCTGCCAAGCAAGCGCCTCCGGAAGCCCCGCCGGTATTCCAACCGCCGCCCGATCTTGCAGAGTGGAATGCTGAGAACCCTTGGTTTGGCACAAACAAGCGTAAAACTGCACTGGCTTTGGGCATTGCCCAGGAACTGCGGGATGCCGGCGAGTCTGGAGTTGGTCGAGCCTTCTTCGACAAGGTTGCAGCGGAAGTTGCAAAAGAACTTGGCGGTGGCGAGACCCCGCGCGGTGACAAAGTTGAAGGTGCTCGAAACGGCTCCGACAGCGAAGTGCGCAGCAGTGGTCGTAAAGGCTACGCGGCAATGCCGGCGGACGCGCGTGCTGCTTGCGATGCGGACTCTCGCCGTTTCGTGGGCAGTGACAAAAAGTACAAGAGTCAACAAGAGTGGCGTAATCGGTACGCTGAGATATATTTCGGAGAATAAAAATGGAATTGCTTAACCCTGCAAACAAGAAAGAAAGCGTCGCGCGTGAGCGTAAGCGCATTCCAATGTCAGTGCCGGTACAACGCCATGAAGTGGCGGAGTTACCAGGTTATCACCTGCATTGGTTTTTAAGCACTCCGGAGCGCCTTCAGCGGGCTTTGGACGGTGGGTACGAGTTTGTAAACGAGTACGAGATGAAACTCAATAACGTAAGTCTCGGCGGCGAATCTAGCGTCAGCGGGAATACCGACATGGGCTCAAGAGTAAGTGTTGTCTCCGGGCAAGAGGTAGGAAAAGATGGTCAACCAACTCGGCTGGTTTTAATGAAAATTAAGCAAGAGTGGTGGGACGAAGACCAGGTACTGGTTGAGGCTAAAAATTCGAAGATTCGTGAGTCTCTTCTTGGCGGAATGATTGGAGCAGAAAACGATCGCCCAGGCGACGCCCAGCACCGCTATGTGGACAAAACGAAAACTCAAATTCCGGACTTTTTCAAATCCAAGCGCAGAAGCGCTTAACCTACGGAGATTTTCATGGCAAATGCTAATCGTCCGAGTGGTTTCACGCCAGTACAGTACCTTAATGGTTCTACCTGGAGTGGGCAAGCTCGGCTTTACTCTATCGCGGCGGCTTACGCTACCGCACTCTACATCGGCGACCCTGTTATTAGCAGTGGCACCGCAGATGCAAATGGCGTTCCAGGCGTTGTGCTTGGCGCTGCAACGGGCGCACTTCGCGGCGTGATTGTCGGCTTGGGGTCTTCTGAAGGTCTTCCAGCTAACATCATCAACCCTAACCAAGCTTTCCGTCCTGCCGCTGCGCAGACAACTGATTGGTACGCAATGGTCGTAGATGATCCAAATGTGATCTTCGCTATCCAGGAAGAGTCCAATGGTACTGCACTTGCAGCTACCCAAATTGGGTTGAATACTATTCCAGTTATCGGCACTGGTAACGGATTCATCTCGGGCTGGATGCTGCGCAGTTCCTCCGGCGCAACTCCCGCGACTACCGCAACCCTCCAGCTTCGTCTGATGGGCTTGGTTCGCACTCAGGACAATGCGTTTGGCGCCTATGCCAAGCACCTTGTGAAGATCAACGTGCATGAACTCGGCACAGGTACTGGCGCCGCTGGCGTCTAAAGGAGATATATTATGGCAGGCGGTGTAATTAACACAGGCAGTCACCCAAAGCTTTTGTGGCCAGGGGTGTATACTACGTGGGGTCAGGTTTATGACTCCCACGCTAAGGAATATACGGATTTGTACGACATCAAGATGTCAGACAAAGCGTATGAACAAGGCGTGCAGGTGACTCCATTTGGCTTGGCTCCGGTCAAGGCACAGGGCGCTCCAGTGACGTACGATGGCGAAGTTCAGGGTGTTGTCAATACCTATACGCACGTTGCGTATGCGCTTGGCTATATCGTTACCTTTGAAGAACTGCGCGACAACCAGTACAAAGAAGTAGCGACTCGGCGCGCAGAAGCTAACGCTTTCTCTATGAACCAAACGACGGAGAACGTGGGGGCTTTCCCTTACAACAACGCTTTCTCGACGGCTTACTTTACGACTGGCGATGGTGCGTCACTGGTTTCTACCAGCCACATCAACGCTACCGGCGGTACGTTTAGCAATGCGCTGAGCCCGGCAGCGGATCTGTCCGAAGCTGCGTTGGAAGACCTGACTATCCAGATCATGGGTGCGCAGAACGATACGGGTTTGCTGATCAACATCATGCCGGAGTCACTGCACATTTCTCGTCAGGAATGGTACAATGCTAACCGCATTTTGCAGTCGGTGTTGCAATCCAACACAGCTAACAACAATATCAACGTGTTGAAAGCTACTAATGCCTTTCCCAAGGGCATCAAGATGAACCACTACTTTACCGCGCCTCACGCGTGGTTTATTCGGACTAACTGCCCGAATGGTATGACGTTCTTCTGGCGTGATGAGCCGATGTTCGATCAGGACAACGACTTCGATACCAAAAACGCAAAGGCCGCAAGCTATATGCGTATGAGCGTCGGGTGTACTGATCCACGTGGTATCTATGGAAGCAATGGGCCGTAAGGTTTTGTTGTAAGTTAGCGCGGATTATTTAACCGTAATCCGCGCGAAATGGACTGGCAGTTCCAGTAAGTTTTTTGGTTGCAATGCAATCCCATTTAGGAGTTTCAAATGCCTTTTACTAATTTCCCCCAAGGTTTCTCTAACGGTATCAGTGTTCGCGGTATGCCGATTCTGCAAACGCAACCTGGTCAAGTATACTGGGTTGATAACTCGGTTCAGCTTAATCCTCAAGCTCGCGCTGGCAGCGATGGTAATCGGGGTACTTACCTTGATCCGTTTGCCACACTTAACTTTGCACTTACGCAAACTATGCCGGGGCGCGGAGATATTGTAGTTGTCGGTGCTGGGCATTTGGAAAGTATTTCATCTGCTACAACACTACTGCTTACCTCGTCTGACGTAGCTATTCTCGGCATGGGCAGCGGTGCTTCTCGCCCAACTTTCCTGTTCACTACCGCGGCTACAGCGAATATTCCAGTTACCGGCTCTGGTCTCAGCATTCAAAATTGCTTGTTTCTTGCTAACTTTGCTGACATTACTTCGGTGTTCACGGGTGTTAGCGCAAGCGTTACGGCCTCGATTGCCTCGACTACAATGACTGTTACCGCGGTCGGCAGTGGTACACTGTATCCCGGCGCAGCTGTTATGGGAACTGGTATTATTCCAGGTACTCGAATCCAGTCGCAAACCTCCGGTACAACTGGCGGCATTGGCGTGTATGTAGTTAGTTTTAGCCAAACCTTTGCTTCGGGGACTGTCACAACTGGCCCACAGGACTTTGCAATAGATTCTTGCGAATTCCGGGATATCAGTAGTATTTTGAACTTTATTACAGTCGTAACGGGGGCAGGAACTGCGCAGGCAATGGCAGGGTTTACTTTTACTAATTGCGTTATTTCAAGTCTTGGAACTACTGCAGCTACAACGGCGATTAAAATGAGTGCAGCGCAAGATCGTTTTAAGATTACAGATAATGTTAGTGTCCATGCGGTTCTTAATAACACGGCGGCTATGTTGGCAACCGGTGCTAATAGTGTTACAAACTTTTACTTTGCCCGTAACACCATTACTCGTTTGAACACTGCAACTACCAGTGGTTTGGCAATTAGTACCTCGGGTACTGCGTGGTCAGGCCAGTGTACAGATAACCGTATTTATGGTCTTAATAATACGGCGCAAATCTGGATTGATACTGGTACCAAGCTAGGATTCAACCATAATTTCTGCCCTATCACAGCTGCGGCCGACAAGTCCGGTCTGGTCAATCCCGCTGCTGTTTAACTTTACTCGGGGGCTAATCACCCCCGTTAGGAGAATTTATGTATCCCATTACACAGCGACTTTCAGCGGCCGGTTACGCTCCCTGGGTTCCAATCAATCGGTTACAGACTAGTTTTAACTGTAACGTAAGTGCTATGCTTTCAAGCGACGCAGTGCTTACCTATTCTATCGAGTACAGTCTTGACAACGCGCAAGACCCTATGAATCTTACGCAACAATTTACACTGTCGCGTACTACGACTGTGCTAACAATTACCAAAACTGCGCACGGCCTGAATGTAGGCGATTGGGTTAAGCTCTGGGGTAACGGTGGCGCTAATCTTGACGCTGAATTTAACGTAGCTACTGTTGTAGACGCAAATAACGTAACAGTTGCAATTGTAGATTCGGGACTTACTGCTGGTAATGGCGTGGGTTGGATGCAGACTTTACGAGTTTTGCCATTAACGTCTCCAACAGGAAATACTGTCGATGGATCTTACGGGTTGGATCACGTAGTAACTGCTGTGCGAATTAACGTCTCTTCTTGGACAAGCGGCACGGTTGACTTCCAAGTACTGCAAGGTCGGGGGTAAGCTGCCATGACTGCGCCTAATCCTAACACTCCAATTGCTATTATCAGCGATGCATACTTTGATGCGGGATTGACGCAGGAAGGGCAGTCCCCCAACTCCGAGCAGATTGTAACTGGTATGCGGAAGCTTACAGATATTATAAATCTGTGGCAGACGCAAGGGCTGAAGCTCTGGCTGAACGTAGATACGACAGTCCCCCTGGTTGCGGGGTTAGGGACGTATACGTTCAGTCCTACTGGGATTGTAGTTATGCCCAAGCCACCTCGGGCTATTGATGCTTACTACATGGACTCCAACGGTATTCGGCGGCCGCTGGTTCCGTTAAGCTGGAATGATTACATTCGCCTGAGCCAGGTTAACACAACTGGCCAGATCAACTCTTACTTTGTTAACAAGAAGCAGGAAGAGCTGAGTGTATTTTTCTGGCTAATCCCCGACGCAGTAGCTGCAACAGGCACTGCACACTTGCTGCTGCAAACGCAAGTTACTAATTTTATCTCCGTTACGGAGACTATGAATTTCCCAATCGAGTGGCGAATTGCGCTGCGTTGGGGACTTGCTGACGAACTGGCGACAGGCCAACCTCAGTCAATCATGGATCGTTGCCAGCAGCGAGCAATCAGCTATCGAACTATGCTAGAAGACTGGGACGTCGAAGACGCACCGACTCGGTTTACTCCCGATTCCCGCGGACAGTACTCTATGGGGAAGTTTCGTTAAATGGCACAAGCTGAAACAGTTGCGATTCCTAAGCGTTTGCCGCTGGTGCTTGAAGCGGCGAACCGGGATCACACACCTTTTAAAGATGCACGTCTTATCAATGGTTACGTCGAAAAGAATGACAAGACCGAAGAGTATTGGATTTTCAAGCGCCCGGGATTGCTGCAAACAGGCGCAACAAAAGTCGGTAATGGTTATGGTGTTTATAACTGGAATGGAGACATATACTCAATCTTTGGAGCGACGCTGTACAAAAATGGAACTAGTATTGGCACAGTAGACGCAACGGGCGGAGTGTATAGATTTTCTTCCAGCCTCGGGGCTACCCCACGTTTGCAGCTTGGCAATGCAGCAGCTTCGTATAATTGGGATAATACCACGCTTGCACAAATATCTGGGGTTAACTTTCCAGGCAACACTTACACGACTGCCGGGGCAGTTGCAGTTAAAGGATTTGCGTACCTAGACGGTACGACTTACGTGCTAGACACTACGTCTTATATCCACGGATGCGATGTCTTAAATGACCCTACCTTGTGGACAGACTTGCTAAACATTATTGGCGCACAGATTGAGCCAGACGCTGGAGTGTTCTTGGCTAAGCAACTTGTCTACGTCCTGGCTCTTAAAGGCTGGTCAACCGAGGTTTTCTACGACGCCCAGAATACTAGCGCATCTCCCCTTGGCCCGGTGCAAGGGGCTAAAATAAACTACGGTTGCGTCAGCGCAGATTCTGTTCAAGAAATCGACGGTACGTTGCTCTGGGTAGCTACAAACCGTTCGTCCGCTGCGCAGGTAATTCTAGTCGACAACCTTAAGCCGACTATCGTATCTACAAAACCTATTGAGCGGATACTAGGGGAAGCTGATTTCACCAACGTAGCATCCTTCGGCATTAAGTACGATGGACATAGATTTTATGGCATTACACTTAAAAACGACAACCTCACGTTAGTTTATGATATGACTGATAAGATGTGGGCGCAATGGACAGATGTGGATGGAAATTATTTTAAGATTGTTTCATCGACGTTTCTTCCGGGGACTGGCCGCGTGCTTCAGCATGAGACGAATGGGAAGTTATACCTGTTTGATTCTGATTATACTTCCGACGACGGTCAAGTTATTACTGTGGATCTGTTTACACCTAACTTTGACGGTGGACTGCGCCGAAGAAAACAGATGACTATGATGGAGTTCATCGGGGATCAGACTACTGGAAGCACCTTGCAGGTACGGGTGAATGACTCTGACTACGAAGCCAGCAAGTGGTCTAGTTTTCGCCTTGTTGACATGGGAGTACGCAAGCCTATCCTAGCAAACTGCGGTACCTTTATGCGTCGGACTACACAGATCCGCCACCAGTCCAACACTCGAATGCGCCTGCAGGCAAT